CAATTCGGATGATAGTGTCAAACAGGTACTAAATGAAGTACCTCAATGGTATATTGACGCTGAAGTGAAGAAAGGTCTCATAACTAACAGAGACGCCGACCAGTTTATATACGGTGTTGGTACTTCAGTTAGTCCTGACTTACAGTTGGCGATTAATAAGGCGACAATGGTTGCAAAAGCAGACCTTGCCGACCAGATCAACGGTGAGTTAAATGCTAGATCAGAACAGTTTATAACAGAACTGGGACAAGAAGGCAATAAACAAGTCGCTTCAAGAGTTGAAGAAACGATTGTAAATGTTATATCAAGCACCACAGTTGTTGGGTATGATGAGTTTGCAAAAGATATCTTTATCACTTCAGATCAAAACTATCGAGTATATATAGGATTGAAATGGGGTTATAACGAGAACAATAAGTTATTTGCTATGATAGAAGATGACTTAGCACTTCAAATAGAATCGGCAGCAAATGTTGATGAACTTGCTGAAGAGGCATACGATAGAGTTATGTCTGCTCCAGTTGAAAAGGTTGAGGTACAATAATGTCTATAAAAGTGTACACTCAACCGGTATGCTCTTATTGTACTTCGGCCAAGAAACTTTTAGAGTCTCTTGGTCTGGAGTATGAGACAATACAAGTAGAGAAAATCGGCATAGAGGAATTTCACAAACAGATAGGTAAACCTGTTAGAACTGTTCCTCAAATTATGATAGATGATAAACTAATTGGAGGGTTCAATGAACTTAAAGAACATTTTGTTAATGAAGGCAAGATAAACTTTAAGGGAGAACTCGTATGAAAAAGTTTACATTTAGAACACAATGGAAACCCTTGGTTATATACGCATTTACTCAAAACGGTGCAATAAAAAAGTTTATAAACCTAGGGTTATCCGTCAATGACATCCTCGCTATAGAATACTATTATAAATAGTGTTATGTTAGATAACAAACTTAGCAAAGAGAAGTTTAACGAAATAATAAGTGGTTACAATGAGATTGTCTCATTCGATAAATTTCTCAACGAGGGTGTTTACGACCCACACATATTCAAGGCATTCTTTCTTGCAGGAGGACCCGGTTCAGGTAAGTCCTATGTTTCAAGAACTTTATTTACAGGTACAGGTATGAAGATGGTTAACAGCGATAACTTCTTATCTAATACCTTAAAGAAGGCAGGACAGACTTTAGATTTAAGAAATATAGAAGGCGGTCTACTTGATGTTATGAGAAACAAAGCAAAATCACAGACTGCTAGTTTACTAGGTAAACATATAGAAAATAGACTCGGCATAGTTGTAGATGGCACAGGAAGAGATTATGATAGACTTGCTAAAGAGTTTGCGGATACAAAAAGAGTTGGGTATGATTGTTATATGATATTTGTTGATACTACTCTTGATGTTGCTTTACAAAGAAATAGAACGAGAGAAAGAAAAGTAGCGGAACCAGTTGTAGTTAAAAACTGGAAAGGTGTACAGGCAAACCTAGATAGATTTAAAAGATTATTCGGTAATTCTAATTTTGTAAGAATAACAAATAACAGAGATAATGACAACGAAACAAACGCACAAATATTCAAAGCAGTTAGAAGATTAATGTATAGAAAACCATCAAGTTGGCAGGCAAAAGCATGGATAAATAAAGAACTACAAGCAAGAAAAAGAAATGACAGATAACATTATACAATTTCCAAGTAAATCATTTAAACCTAAACCTAAGATAACACCTCAAGAAGAGAAAAAGATTCTTCAATTAGCACAAAAGAGAGTGGCAGATAATACAGCAGAAGGTTTAGCAGTAGATATCTTAACCGTATTACAAGAACATATATCAAATATGCAGAAAGACAACTTTATTGCTGATCTAGCATTTTTGATTGAAGTTGTCAAGGCAACCTTACATAGAGAGATAGGAATACACCATCCTGTTCAAGATATAATTGACAAAGTTTGTAAGGTAATGACAGCAAAGAATGGTGAAAAGGTCACACACTTAAATTATGCAACTATTCTTGAAAGACCAGAAGAGGATCAAATAGATATAGAATTTGAACCTGAATGATAAAATTGTTATAAATAATACTATTGATAACTTAAAACTTAATCAAAGATTAATCTGTTAAGGAGAATAAATATGCAAAGCACAGACGATATACTAGGAGTTAACAAACTACCTAACGAAACTACCAAAAAATTAATGGCAAAAAAACTTGAGACTGACACAGGTCAGGTTACTCTATTGAGTGAGATATGCTTGAAAGTAAATAATGCCAAAGATAAATCAAAGAAACTTAGAGTATTAAGAGAAAATGATTGTCAACCTTTAAGACAGGTTCTAAAAGGAGCATTTTCGCCTAATATAGAATGGGAATTACCTAAGGGTGATGTACCATATACACCAAATGACGCCCCTATTGGCACAGAGCATACTGCTCTTATGCAAGAGGCAAGAACTCTATTTAGATTTGTCAAAGGCGGAGATACAACAATATCTCAAAACAAAAGAGAGATTATGTTTATTCAAATGCTAGAAGGTTTATGTGCCGAAGAGGCAGAATTCTTGGTAAATGTTGTAAATAAGAGACTTAATAAAGTCTATAAAGGACTTACAGCGAATCTAGTGAAGGATGCCTTTCATTGGGACGATAATTTTATGCAAAAACAACCGTCTTATCCAGTATAATTCGCAGTTTTTCAACGAAATTAATGCTTGACCTACCCACCCTTTTATGATATTATATAAATATTAATATGAATCATAGAAAGGTGGGTTATGGCAAGATATAAGAAACTGGCAACAGTCTTAGATGAGGTCGATTATAAGAAACCTTATAAGACAACAAAGAAGAACGCTATACTTATGTTTAATGTCTTAAACCATGCCATATTCAATGGCAAATTAGAACTACCTGAGATCAGAATAAGAAAACTAAGAGGTGCTCTTGGTGAGTATTGTTATGATACTGTTGATCCTGACCTAATTGAAATTACCTTATCACCAAAATATCAGAATATGAAACATTTTATTAATGTTTTAGGTCACGAAATGGTACATCATTACCAATATACGATACAAGGCGATACGGGAAATCACAATCAAAAATTTTACAGATGGAGAAAAAAGTTTGAAAAAATGGGACTCGAATTAAGTCGAGTAGCATAACTATATTATGGATAAATTGAATCGTGCGGAAAGGAAACTTATCCGCAATATATTAGATAATAGAAGAGCATTATATAAAACACCGAAACGAAAAATTGCAGGTGATAATAAAGAATGTAAAGAATACGAAGCCGCCTTGAGTCTTTTTATAAAAGGCATAATTAAAATTTCCCGAAAAGTTAATGTTGAAAATGAAGGTCCTCTTAACGAGGCAACTGAAACTTGGTATGAATGTAAACCGTGGAAAACAAAACGAGAACTAAGGAGATTTATATGAGACAAAATATATCTAGTGCTGTAATCGCCGTTGTTATTACAGTTATTACATTTTTCTTTTTAAATTGGTCGTACAAAGATACAGACGAATTAAAAAACTCTGAGAAAGAATTTATTTGTACAAAAATAGATTGTGGCGATGAGAATATAGAAGTACCTAAAGTAGATCAAGAATTCATAGATGATATACGAGGCGCCTTAGAAGATGAACCTGATATTAAGACTGAAACAAATAAACAATTTGTTATGTCATTGAACAGTTGTATAGACTATGTTTATGAATCTGTATCTGAAGATTATCAATTACCTAAAGAGATGATTGTTGCACAGGCAATATTAGAATCTGGTTGGGGTAAATCTAGATTTGCAAATGAGGCAAATAATTTATTCGGCATAAGAACTTTTGATAAGTCAGATAACTGGATGTTGCCTGAAACAAAAAAGACCTGGACTGGTTGGGGTGTAAAAGTTTACTCTAGTAAATGTGCTAGTGTAAGAGATTATGTCCGTATTATAAACGAAGTCTGGGCATATGAAGAACTTAGAGCAGCAAGGGCAAGTAATCCTAATATATCTGCTGAAGAGTTATCTATGCACTTAACACGCTTTTCCACGAACCCTAAATATACCAAGTTAGTAATTAATATTATAAGGACGAAACTTGGAGAATATGACTTATCTTGATGGCGTACACGGTCTCATAATAGGCGGAATGAATCTATCCATAGAGATAGAATGTGGTTATGAAAACGGAAAATTAGAAACATATCATATCTTAGATCAAGACAGAGAACGCAAAGTATCTTTAAGACGAGCGGCAGGAGCACACAAAGTTGCCTCTTATTTAAGAGAGCAAGGTGCTGATGTAGAGGTAGTAGATTATGCCTTTATATGGACCTTAGAAGAACTGAAAGATTTGTGGAAATCTAGATATTACAGTAAAACATTATTTTTAGGTATATCAACAACATTTCATCAAGCGTCTGCTCATCTATGGCAATTTGTAGAGTGGGTGCGAGAGAACTATCCTCATATCGCAATCATAGGCGGTACACAATCAATAGATAAACTATTAGGTTTTAAATGTGATTATTACATATATGGTTATGGCGAGATCGCTGCCTTTGAGTTAATTAAAAATATAAAAGACGGCACAACAAGTAAAATTAAATATCACGATATAAACGGCAAAAAAGTAATTAACGCACAAATAGATTACAAAGCATTTCCTAAAAAAGAACTATCAGTCAGTTATGAAGATAGAGACTTCATAAAACCTCACGAAGTATTAGATATAGAATTTGCGAGAGGATGCATATTTCAATGTGCCTTTTGTACATATCCTATATTAGGTGTTAGAGACGACCACAGTAGGTGTGAACATAATCTACATAAAGAACTTCTTGAAAATTATGAAAAGTGGGGTACGACCAGATATAATATATCAGATGAGACTGCTAATGATTATCATAAAAAGTTAGAGAGATATGCCTCAGTAGTTAGAAAGTTGCCTTTTAAACCAGATATGCAAGGTTATGCTCGTGCTGACATACTTGTAGGAACAGAAAAACATTGGCAGACTTATGCTGATTTAGGTTTTATGAGTCACTTTTACGGTGTAGAATCTTTAACACACGCCGCCGCTAAGTCAATAGGTAAAGGTATGGATTCTGAAAGGTTGAAAGATGGTTTACTTAAATTTAAAGAGTGGGCATATAAGAATAATGGTTTTTATGTTGCCTTTATGAGTCTCATAGCAGGGTTGCCTAATGAAACATACGACACACTAACTGATCAAGTTGAATGGTTAAGAAAAAACTGGTACGATCAATTTTCTGTTATGGGTGTTTTACAAATACATATGCCAAATGCTACAAGTCAGTATAAAGATGTAGCAAAAGATTTAGGTAATGTATCATTGATAGAGAGAGATCCTAAAAGTTATGGTTATGATTTGACAGGACCTGCAGAGTATGAAAAATTACATAGTAAAGTTGATATGCCTTCAGCATTTAATAGACCTAAAGATGAGGCGTCAGGTGCTTGGGCAAATGTTAAACCTGTTAGTCTAACAGTTGAGGGTGCTACAGATGTTGGTGAAACTAAAGAATATGAAATGCACTGGCCGTTAATTGATGACGCAGCGAAAAAAGGATCATTATTAGAAGAAAAAGATAACGAGTATAAGTCATATAGAATGGCAGGTCAAACAACAAAAAGAGATAGTATACCACCACCAGTACACGATTCAGATTTAAAAGTTGATCCTAATTTTAAAACACATAATGAATGGGTATCAAATACAGGATTAACAGTAAGAGGTATTAATAAATGGATGAGAGAAACTGCTGTGAAATATGCATTACACGATATGCCTACAATTACTCAAGGTAGTATTGCAAGTTGGAATCAGTTAGAATTTTATGTAGATCCTAGTGTTGAACGGGCAGATATGATGAAAAAAGGTAAGAATACTTATAAAGTAAATGCAGATGTTTTAACTAGAACTATACAAGGCAATTCAAATGTAAGTCAAGGTGGTATTCAATTTGGGTCTGCTGGTGATAGAGGTGCAAATGAACTATACTATCATAAAAAGAAATTCTTAATGTCATATAAAAGAAATAAATTAAATGCCTAACATATATTTACAAAAAGATTTAGGTATAATAGGAGATTTTATACACTCATATAGAAAAGATATAACAGATGAGTTTATAAAAAATCTTCATCATTATAAACTACCTAAAGATCACTTTACTAAATTTATTCCTAAACAAAGAAAGAGAACTAATTATTTTAATATGTTTAAAGGTCTAATTAAAGGTAGAAAGAATATGTATCAAACTTTAAGAAATCACGCTGCTCGTGAGATATCTACAAGAGGTGCCTGGCAAATGAAACCTTTATTGTTTAATCAAAACTGGGTTTGGGAACCTGAAAATAAAATAGAGACAAGTATATGGCAACAACAAGACGGTATTACATTCGGCACTAGATCAGCATATGATACAATAAAAGAAAATTATCCTAAGTTAACTGAGATGATAGATAAATTAAGAGAGACACACGGCATTGATAGTGTTAATAAGGCAACCTATTCTATACTAACAGCAAACGGAAACATAGGTGTACATACTGGTAGAGATAATATACATTCAAAATATATTCGTTGTCATATTCCTCTTATCATACCTAAACATACTAGAGATCAATTACACTTAGAAGCAGGTGGCGATAAAGTATATTGGACTGAAACCTGGGGATTTGATAATCAAACACCACACACGGCAAAAAATGAAACAAACTATCACCGTTTGGTTTTTATCATAGATATATCGAGAGACGCTTTGTGCTTGACAAAGAAAGAAAAATCTAGTAAAATGGACGCACATATGAAAAGATTAATAAAAATTATTACAAGAACAGGAAAAGAATATAATTAATGGCAAGTGTATTGACAGCAGTATTGACAAGTGAAGATCCTAAAAAATTAGATAGATGTTTGAAATCTTTAAATGATCAGGCACATATATTAGTTGTCTGTAATACCACAGATGAGAAATATCCTAAAGAGGCAGAGAAGGTTGCCAGTAAATATTCTACTAAGTTTATACAGACAGATTCTAATGGCAAGTTAGGTAAAGGTAAGAACTCAGTATTAGAATATTTTAGTAAGACTGATATGGACTTTTTATTCTTAGTTGATGGTGATGACTTTGTTTACCCACACGCCTTAGAAACAGTACATACAATTTTAAATAAAGTAGGTGATGAGTTTGATATAATGGCACTAACAGAGAGTGAGGTATGGACTGGCACAGAGTTAATGAGAATAAAAGACTGGACAGAGTCAGAGGATTTTAGAAGAAAGATTACACCTAAGATTATGCAGTTAACACCTGAAGAGATGACAAGTCTAGCACAGATAAGTCAAATAGGTAGAGAGTTAACTGAAGATGGTTCTGGTTTACATAGAGTTATATTATATTCAAAGAAGGCGGCAAAAGAATTCAGATGGTCTGAAGATGATGATATAGCAGACAACCCAGGTTTTCTAGATTTAGTCATACAGTTTGGTGAAAGAGTTATGTACACAAACGCCAAAAATATCTATATCTATGACCAGAGCGAAGAAAGTACCGGAGTGTATTTTGAGACCCTTAAAAATCAGTCAAAATATGTATGGAAAGACGAGCATAAATGCTTGACAAAACAGAAAAACCTTGATATAATAGAAGTTGTTGAGAGACTCACCTATGACGAAAGACTTAAATACATCAAGCAGAAAAGCAAGACTTGAATTTGCTAGACAAAATGCTAAAGATCCTGATATGAAAAGAATTTGGGGCAATAAAGTAAATGAACTTAAACATTATGGCGATGATCCTAAATGGCGTAAACATTGGTCTAAAGTTTTTAGAAAGATGAAATGAATATATTTTACTTACACGAAAATCCACAAATTTGTGCCCAAATGCATATTGATAAACATTGTGTAAAAATGATTATCGAGTATGCTCAATTAATGTCAACAGCACATAGAATGCTT